TGGCAGACGTTGTAATTAATTCGAATATTGACATAGCGAATAACATCTCCACTATTATCAATGTTAGTTCTGTAGCCGGTGGTTCTTCGGAAAATGTAAATACTCTGAATGGAATTACTCCATACTTTGTAAAACAAAATAACCTTACCAACATAACCACTCAGGACTTTGAAGATAACATCCTTTTACCTCTAACCAATAAGAGATTTGGAGAGTTTACAACAATAGAAAGCTTTAGCTCGTTCGTTGATGGGACATTAATTCCTGCAACAAAGCTAAACAATCCTCAATCCTTAGCCACATCTACCCCAGCCCAGGTTCACAATTACTTAGTTACTAACAATTCCTGGTTATACTTTTTAAATACAACAGGCACTTACTACGATCCATCATCCTATGTATCTGACCTTATAGTTAACAAACTTTTCAAAGGTAAAAAGGTCACTACCTCTGACGGTGTTCAGGGTATAACTGAGTACGTCTACAGGAATGAGCTTACAGATTTCTACCCTAATACCTACTTTGCTTCTGGTGCGCGTGCTGACCTTAGTGGTGCCCAACAGTTAGAAAAGCTTAAGACTTGGGTAGATATTCTGTATTCCCCGCTATACGCAGACAACTCAGACTTCAGGGTCAGAGATAAGTTTTTAACTTTTATTGATGGTAATATTAAAACTTCTCGAAAAGTTGAAGATGGGCCTTTCACAAGATTTTTAAGGGCTTTGTCATTCTTAGCCTATGACATTGACAACCTCTCGGAGCAGCTTACGACTAATTACGACTTGGAGGATTGCCCAGATGAGTACCTACCACTTCTTGCAAAATTAATTGGTTGGGATCTTTTTGGGGTTGACCCCGACAGGTGGCGGTTGCAGCTTAGGAACGCTACTAACATTTATAAGGCAGTTGGCACTAGTAAAGCAGTTCAGTTCGCTCTAAATACAGTTTTCCCGAAAGATCAGTTCCCCATACAGACAAGTTTAGTTGAGTTATGGGAATCCTATGTACCTTATTTAATTTATTATGCTTTAGCTACCGAGTCAGAATACTTTAAGGATTACAGCACTTGGACTCCTGATTTAGCCCTGCGTATGGGTGTGCTTGGATACTCCACATCCAGTATGGATGAAAACTTAAGCAGAGCCACCGATAGGATTATATTCGAAACCTATACTCAGTTCTCTGGCGCTGGCAACTTTAACATCCCCAACCAAGAGGACGGTTTTTTCTATCGGGGAAACGTTAATGCAATCCCTCCTTATGAGGAGTATCCTTATTATGTTAATGTAGAGTTGACAAAAGAGATGATTTACTTCATCGCTGATCGTTTAGCTTGCTTCGGTGTTCGCAATGACTTCGCATTAGACTTTGTTAATTATCTGACAGAATACGGTTTGGATTCAAATGATGAACCTCGGGATGGTTCGTGGCTGTTGTTCACATCTGGTTACAACAATCCTCCAAACTTTTCAGATATGATAACTGGTGCAAATAGTAAAAATGCAAAATACATTTCTCTGTGGTCTGGTAAATCGTCTCACTTTAAACTTGCATTAAATTCCACCGCTTATGACTTCACTAAAAAGGGTTTGATTACCCCCGACACTGGTGACGCTGTCGTAGTTGCGTCTAAGATGGTTCGTAAGTTTGCCCCGGCACACTCAATTCCTTTAATCAGTTTAGATGTGGATGGGGATATTGATAACACCTACTACGCTGATAATTTCTATCTCCCCCTCGTCACCCCTAACCTTAAGGAAGATGTTGTTGCTTCAAACAACAATTACCAAATATCCGGCCTCTTCTTAGGTTCCTATAAGAGAGGGTACCAACAGGTAGGTGACCCTCTTACGAGAAAAGATACACGTTCTGCGGTTTCCCCTAGGATCCTTAATGCAAGCTCTATAGCAGACCTTCCCCGAAGGTCCACTAGAAGACGAAACTTCCAAAATGCGATGCCTAAGCATGGGTACTTTGATAGGACCGGGTTTAATATGCCTTCTA